AGAAATATTTATATATCGATGTGACGTTTGCAAGGACGTAATCGTGGACGATGAGCCATCTATGAAGTTAGGTGGAGCTCAGCTACCACATTGCGATGCTTGTTATTCTCATATCGAAGCACAAGCATATTAAAATTTGGAGCAGGTGGGTTGCTTGGTCATTCCAAGCTATCAACCCGTAAGAACTAAACGCAGACCCTCGGGAAGCTCCAAAACCTATAAAGCTCGGGAAGGACGAGAGGAACCTTCGGGTGGTAAAATTTCTAGGTAACTAGACATTCAAAGTCTCCGAGCTACAAGGGGCTGATTGGTTTAGATACTAAGGGACACTTAAGTGATTCCGTAGTATAACTGGGGTTCGACTCCCCACAGCTCCACGAAAAAAAACTTTTAAATATACTTGACAATTGTTATACAATATGTTATATTATTTATTATGACAAATAAAGAACAACTAAATAAATACATAAACCAAATGAATAGATGGAGAGAGTTTCGAGGAGAGGCACTCATTGATATGGACAACATCGGAAGTTATGTTGATGATATCTTTAATAACCTAGCTAGTAATCTCTCACCCGAGAATATTCATATGGATGGCGAGGCTACTACTGCCCAAGTAAATCAAGCGTATAGATATTATGCACAAGTTTACAAAGGTTTGCAGGAGCTTGGCTATGAAGATGCAGACATTCTTTATTACTTGTAAGGGTAATAGGGAGAGTCCTTTTTTCTATTAATTGTAATTAAGTCCGTGGCTGACTGGGGTCGGCTCGGGCTTTTTTGCGTCCAATGGAGTAATGTAATCTACCTACCCACCATAATGGGCAAGCAGGGTCCACCGGAAATCGCTAAAAAAATTATAATCATCTGCTCCAGTAGCAGCTCGCACGGATATAAATTTATAGGTAGGGGTATAATTTACCTAGTTTTTGAAAATTATTCTTCTTCTAAGTTTGAATTTTTTATTTTTTCTAAATTTTCGATTAACCACTTTAGATACGTGTTATCTACAAAAATCGCATTTTCTTCGAAAGTAGTAAGCCCGGCTTCATCGTCTAGGTTCGTTATAAGCTCTAAGCACTTATAAACTAACTGCCGTCTTTCATCAGAATGTATTATATCTATGTTATATTCAACACCATCTACTGTTATTTGTATCTCACTCATAGGTCTTAGTTTACTACTAATTTTGTTATTGGCACCCTTACTAGCCCTCTTTGCGTGCATCGGGAATAATACGCAGAGTGTCATATGAGATTATGAAATCGTCGCAAATATATCTGTTAGAATTATACGTATATGGCAGAACGAGGTAGACCGAGCAAGCTAACAGCAGAGCTGACCAAGAACATATGCAAGTGGTTAAATCACGGTATGTTTATTGAAGATGCAGCAAGAATGGTTGGTATTCATAAATCAACTTTGTATCGTTGGATTGAGCAAGGTCGTAAAGATAGAGACGAAGAAGTAACTAGTTTATATGGTGATTTTTGCGACGCTATAGAGCTAGCTAGAGCTCAAGCAGAGGGTGTTTATTTGAACTCAATTAAGAGTGCAGCAGCACGTGGTCAATGGCAGGCTGCAGCTTGGTGGTTAGAGCGTAGTTTCGAGAAATGGACAAAACCACAGAAGATTGAATTAGGTGGTTCAGAGAAAGAACCAGTCAAAGTTCAGATTAAATACAGTGGTGATAAATAGGTAAAGTTTAGGGTCGCCCGCCGATGCCTAATGAATATATGTCATTTGAAATGACTAGAAAAAATAATTTTTTTTGGGTTTTTTGGTCTATGCCTTTTTGGGCAGGGGTAGTTCTACACTTTTTGATGCTGTGTCCCACACTATTGTCGGTTATTTAGTTGTTATTATCACTATAGCAGGTTTGCTAAGTTTGTCAAGTATTAAAGTAGGTTTTTTTTAAAAAAATTTTCGACGACCTACGGTATGTAATAGACCTTTATTAATTACAGTTGCGGTGCTGCGTAGTTCTTTTCCCTTAGTAGACTGGTAGCACAGTTATTCTGAATGCCCTTTTTCATTTCTGAATTAGGGCTTAACCGACAATAAAGGAGACTATGACTTAAAACCTAGAATGGTTGACAAAGTCATCTCTTATTATTAATAATAGCATACTATAAAGCCGAAAATAATGCAATCTATATATTGGGGTGTTCATAGGTGAACATACTACATATGGTATGGTCATATATGAACAGGGGGGTGTTCGTATATGAACAGGGGGTAGTTCACAGGTGAACAGGGGGGGTGCTCATATATGAACAACGAACTATACCTATATAACTAAACCTAATAACTATACCTACTTAACTATTGAGAGAGAGTGTCTAGTAAATAATGTTGTAGATGATTTGACAAAGCCGAAATTTTTTGGTATGGTGTTAGTAACTGATAATTAAATAGGAGAGATAATGCCTAATAATAAAAGATTGATGGGTAAACCCCGTGCAATGAATAGTAATTATAAAGAGCATAAAGCTGAGTTGACTTGGGAACAAATGAACAGGCAGCAAAGAAGAGCTTTCAAGAAAAATAATAAGAATAAGTAGATATAATGAGTTATATAGCAGGTGATGTAATCACGCATTGCAACATAGGAGATACCTATAAGTGCTGTTGTGTTACATTGCAAGATAGAACAAAATGTTGTTATGAGGAAACTTGTGATGGATAAAGATAAAAGATTGAATCACGTCGCACGAAAGTCTGACTTGACAGTTTATACAGATATGCAAATGTTTATTATGGCTTTAGAAGATGCCGGTGCTGTTCAGACTAAAGAAGATGTTATTTGGGTTATGGTCAATTGCAAGAACCATAGATTACTAGATACATACTTCACGTGGCACTATGCAGGTCGTCCATATCTCAACGATGAGAGGTTTGAAGAGTTTTCAAATTTAGACTTTAGCTTCATTGGTGACGACGGAATAGATTTAGAACCAGCAAATTTGTAATTTCGCACAATCTGTGCTATAGTAATAATTCGACAATATATATAGGAGAGACAAGATGGATGATAATCCTTATGAACTAGAACAAGTTCAAACAAACCTAGTTGACCTATCAAAAGCTACTGATAAATTAAATAAAGCAGTAGAAGATGGGGAAATAGGAATACAATGGAATGAATGGATTGAGTGTGTCCAATGGTTATCTACAAGATTTACCAAAGGTGACGATGCTCCTTCTGAATGGGATGATACTTACATTAAAGCAATGTATCAAGACCTTCAGTATTTTTCATTCAAAGCCATACAAGCAGCAATAGTTAAGCTACACAGTGAAGGTAGGTCTTATGCACCTAACTCTTCTCAGATTATTGGAATGGTAAACAAACTTGGTCACAAGCAAGTTACTAGTTATCACACCTTTAATTTATTAGCTAACAATAAAACAGAGTGTGGTGCCGGTGGTGCTCATTCTTTTGTAGATAGTGGTTGGATATTTGATGAGATTGGTAACCCAATCTTTGAAGAGTTTTGTCCAAGAACTGCAGGTCCCGAGATGCCTAGTTGTCTAGCAACAAGAATCAAGGCTTACCCCAGTGAAGACAATCTACGACAAAAACCCGAGCCAATGACTAGAGAAAAATTCATTGCTCAAATGAAAAAGATGAAGCTCAATAAAAAACTTCAAGATGAAATACTAGAATATAGAAATAGACTTCAGACTGAAGAAGAGCTTAAAAAGAAGACAGGTGCTAAATGATAGATAACGAATTCTACAGAAGACATCTTTTTGGTGATATACACGAAGAAGTTAGTTTCAATATATTTGAAGTAACTAATTTTTATCACGCAATGAGAGTAAAGAAATATATTTCTGTTGTCGCTGAAATTATGAGACAAGAGCTTTGGATGCTACAAGATGAAGATGAAGTGATTCTTGATATAGACCCAAGGGATAGCAATACAATATTTTGTGAACACGGTATGAATCTTTATATGCATCAGATTATTTCTAAGGTTGGAAGATTACCTTTAGAAAAGAAGTATCTAAATAATTTTGCTGGTAAAGATTTATTTGAATATCAAAAAGCTGTAGTTGCAAACGATAAGAATCTTGATAAGAAATTAAGACAAGCAACTTTTGATTATTCTTGGTGGGGCAAAGATGATGAAATCTATGCAATGCAAGAAGCACTTAAATCTTGTATGAGTATGTTGATGAATATACTTATGAAACTTGGAGAACCGGAAGATGAAATCACTGTGAAGGACATCTACAATGTCATTGGAGAGATTAAAGAAAACTCTGAAGGTCTACCAATGAGAAATCCCGAAGTGATGGATGGTGAAACATCTGATATAGCATTAGATACTATTGCTAAACACTTAGGCGATAAAGATTTTATTAAAAAATCAGTAGCAGATATTTGCGAACATTATAAAATAAATATTGAGCAGTAACCAAGTGGGAGGGACAGCCTTCGGTGGGAGCGATACCCACCTGCTGCACTAGGGAAGTAAAAAAGAATTGTATAGGGATACAAAAATTATTTTTGAGCTTCCCTAAATTTTTTGCCCAAGAACATTATTTAAGTAATGATAAATAAGTATTCACAAATTGGGCAAAACACGACGAGCTTGTTGGTTTGCAATTCAAGAGGACAGCCTTCTTGTCTTATAAGTTGCTAGCTTACCAGTAAACGACGAGTATATGAGAGGGTATAATAGAAGAGTCGGTGAAAGTCTCGCAAGGGATTTTCATTGCCGATACCCTCCCATCGTCGACTCTCTTCGGAGAGTCGTATCCAAAATGACTAAATAATTTTTTTATTTAATACTTGACAAATATTATACATTGTGTTATAGTATTTATATATGACAAATCAAAACTACAAAAACAAAATAGAGAAAGGGGTCATTATGAAAAATGACTGTCCATATTGTAAGTCACCTGTTGAAGGTCGAATTGCAATGGCTGGTGGTATGCTCGAAGTTGACGGCATTGTCGTTAGAGTCGAGGATACAATTCATTTTTGGTGTGAAGACTGCGGTGACGGTGTTTACGTTCAAAAATAATTTTATTTATAATTTGACAAATATACCCACTTGTGCTAGAGTGGGTATATACCGACTAAAACAAACAGAGGAGGCATATCGTGAAAGAACCTAAAACGTTCGAATTTGATATCCTAAAAATAACAAGGGGATTAGAAGTCCATCCTTACCACACAACAGAAGTGGTTGGGTATGACTCTATCGAACTTGATACATTTGGTTACGCTAACGAAACAGAAGTGTTTTGGAAGTGGTCTGCAAAGGCTCAGCGTGAATATACCAAAACAAATACAACTGATGCTAGAGACAGCTTTGTCTTTAGGTATCCAATTGAAGCTACCTTAGAGGAGGAGTAATTATGGGAAGAAGAAACAAATCCCCAAAATATAAAAATAAATACAAAGTGAAGTTAATAATTCACGAAGAGCGTGAAGTCTTAGCATCTTCAGAAGAAGAAGCTATGGCTTATATCACAGAAGGAGTGTGGAAGAAAACTTACTACACACCTCGTGGTAGAGAGCGTGTGCAAAGAATTGCAGAATATACAGACCATAAAAAAGTCTTAAAGAAAACTGCAAAAGTTATATCTTCAGAACTTACTGATGAGGAGAAAGCTAGAAGGAAAGATAATAAAATTTATCGTATCCAATCTTCTATCCCTTGCACTAAGTGTGGAGATACTAGAAACAAGCACTACTACCTTAGATGGGAAGAGTATTGGGAATGTAACACAGACCCTTTTGGTTCTTATGAACCAACTCATTCTTTTCACGAGTGGTGTCTTGAGAAAGGTGTAACCATTGATTGAAAAATTATTGTTCCGAGGGCTAGCCAAGCTAGCCCACGGCAACTACTGGTTTAACAGAGACAAGCATTCTTGTTTCCCTTATCAGTTATGGGTAACCATTGACGGTAAGAAAGAATCGTTTGATTTTAGATTCCAGTGGTTCAGACATTTGATGTGGACTTGGGCATTAGCTTCAAATAATATTGTTGCTGGTGGACAAGGCATTGTCTATTCCAATAAAGTTTGGAGAGCTTGGAAGTTGCGACACAACATTTTGTATCGTCTTCATTACAAGTATGACCGACCTTACGGAATGGGTATCCACGCAGAGATACATAAAAGATGGACTATCAATCTTAAGCACGCAGACAAAGTGAGCTACATAGAAGATAGACCAAAGCAAACTAATGCTGTAGGATGGCACGTATGATTAAGAAATATACGATTACATTCAGAGGGCATAAAAGAATTTTTGCACATTCTATGGACGAAGCAAAGAAGTCAATAGATGCAGAATTAAAATATATACACCCGAACTTCAATATGAAGTTTGAGTCAATTACAGAGGAGGAATAGTGGACGAGAGTCAACATTCAGAACACAAAATAGGAATGGGTAAGATATACGAAAAGTATCTTATGACTAAAAGATTAGTTGAGATGCTTGACATTGCTTATGCATTCAATACAGAAACAGAAAGAACAGAAGTTGTTCTTGTTGTTAAAGAAGGAGAAAGGACAATTCCACTTGGAACACTTTGGTCTGCAGAAGACTTTCAGTTGAGACAAGTGAATTTGATTGACTCTGAAATTATTTCAAAAGTTTTTAAACTTTACGAAGTTGAAGACGAGAGAAAGACTTTAGATGAATTCAATGAAGGATATCATCCTAAAGACCCAAATTATGACGATATTTGGAAGTTTATAGATTCTGCTAGAGAAGCAGTAAAAGACGAGCTGTAAACAGTTAGGGTTCTCACACCCTGTTTGTATACGTGCGGTGCACCTAGAAAGGTGTGCACGGTATGTAGTGAGAGCCCAATAGTGTTTACGACACGTGAGGAAATAACTAGTTGAAAGGTGGCTAAATGCCTAATTCAGAAAATAGTGTCGTAGACACAGAACGTGAACCTCGTTACGAGGAACACGTAAGCAGATGTGCTGTCAAAAGTTGCAAGTGGGAATCATTTGCTCCTAACGACGAAGGTGCATTGGACCTTATTGTATCTAGTGGTTATGGTGATTTCACCGATAACTACGATTGTAAGGACCCTTACTTTCGTTTGTGTCATAGACACGCACATAAATTTGCTCGTTGGTTAAACAATGATGCAATCCTATCATCACATAACGGACACGCTCACAATGGGAGCGAACCCGGTTTTTACTTTGGTCATATCGGATGGGACCAAAGAACTTGGTTGTCTTATGTGACTGGATTCTTTTACAAATTGATAAAGCAAGGCTTTCGCTCTGCAATATCTTATGTAAAGCATCATTTTAAATCACACAAGCAATGGACTAGAAAGGATATTAACGATTCTGATAGTCCAGTAGTTCTTTCAAAGTTCTTTTATCAGCTTTTCTTTTTAGATAATGCTTATAAAGGTTTTGTAACTAAGCAAATACGTAAGTATAAAGCTGCTCGTTTTCAACGTGCAGAAAATACTTATAGGTCAGAACTTAGTCTTGAAAGCGAACTTTTTAGAAAGGTTGCTAACAATAAACTAACAGACCGTGAATCAAAAATGATTCAAGCTATTGCTCAGTCTTTGGAAGAAGAATAGTTTACATAACTTAAGTTGATTATTATACTTACCGTATAAATAGTCTAATTTAAGTAGACTGTTCTCTTGTCTCGGTAAAGCCCCACATAAGTGGGGTTTTGCTTTAGTATACTTTTAGTATGAGTCGAGATTATTTAGAGACTATTCACGAAGCCGAGGGTCAAGTCTACAGTATTGATTTCCCCGAACTTCACGAAGCTCAGCAAACAGTCAAAGATGACCCAGCACGTTGGAAAATACTTTGTGCAGGTCGTCGTTTTGGTAAATCAAGATTAGGTGTGCAACTTTGTTTAGAGCAAGCACTTGATGGAGGGCGTGTTTGGTGGGTAGCTCCTACTTTCGCAATAGCTAGAGTTGGTTGGCGTGATGTAGTTGCTGCTGCTTCAGAGTTTCCAAAAGAAGCTGGTGTCAATATAAAGATTGGCGATATGGAAGTTACATTTCCTAGTGGTGGTTCTATATCAGTTAAGTCTGCAGATAATCCTCAACGTCTTAGAGGTGAAGGTTTGAATTATCTTGTTATGGATGAGGCTGCTTTCGTTAGAGAAGAAACTTGGACAGAAGTTCTAAGACCTACACTTACAGAAAACAAAGGTCAAGCATTATTTATATCGACTCCTATTGGAATGGATAATTGGTTTTATCATTTATGGGAGAAAGCAGATAAAGCAGAAGACTGGGCTAGATTTCAATATCCTACAGTAGCTAATCCAATTATCGACCCAGCAGAAGTTGAATCAGCTAGAGAAGACTTAGGTGAATTAGTATTTGCTCAAGAGTATCTTGCAGAGTTTATATCTGAAGGTGCACAAATCTTTAGGTCATCTTGGTTTAATTATTATAAACCGGGAGTGGGAACGCTTTGGGCTGATGGTAAAAAATATAAAGAAAGTGAATTACAACGATTTGCTACTGTTGACTTAGCAGTATCAACAAAAGAATCTGCTGACTATACCGTTATATCTTGTTTTGGTTATCACGCAGATGATGACAAGTTGTTTATGTTGGATATGTTTAGAGATAGAGTTGAAGCTCCCGACATAGTTCCACAAATAGAACGAATGGTTGGAATACATAATCTTGAATGGGTAGGAATTGAACGAGCTGGTTATCAATTAGCAATAGTTCAGTTTGCAAGAAGGCAAGGTATAAAAATTAAAGAATTAAGGGCTGACAAAGACAAGCGTTCACGAGCACTTCCTTTGTCTGCTAAGATGGAAAGAGGATTAGTTTACTTTCCCAAAAATGCAGATTGGGTCAGCGAAGTAGAGCGAGAGCTTTTAACTTTTCCAATTGGAGTTCACGATGATATCGTGGACACATTGGCGTATGCTACTTTAGCTGGTAACAAGAAGAGGAAATGGCAAGCGTATTAAATGGCTGAAGAGAAGAAAAGTTTTTACAGACGAAGTGTAGAGTATCTACAAAAACCACCACAAAGAATGATAGACGGAGAGAAGAGAAGTCCTCTTGACAGATATGATTCTATGCTTACTAGCAATTATGGTTTCAATACACAATCCGGATTTTTTCCACAAAAATTAATTGATGATATGGGAGATGGTCTAGGCAACTCTGCCGTGACTGCTTGT